ATTTATATCGTTTTTTCAACAATACTATTGATATTTAATTTTGGAAAGTAAATTTTAGATAACTCGGCCTTCATAGTTTTTTTAAACTTGGATTGACTGGTCACCATCTTTTTACAATGATTAGGGGATTCATTAACTGAATCTATTTTGCTTAGATTAAGAGCACCCTCCATATAATTAAATTTTTCTTCAACAAAATCGTCGAATTCTTTATTAAGAAATTCGTTTGTTAAAATTTCATATTCATATTGCATTAGAGTAAGGTCCCCATTGAGATTTTTATAAAAGTAATTTTTAGGTCTTTTAAGATTTAATAATTTTACTTCCTTACTGATGTCTTCTAGTGACTTTTTAGTCAATTCGGGATACTTTTCATATTGTATTTGCTGATTAGCAAGTTTTACAGGTATTACCATCACCGAATAGCTTTGTATCATATCATGATCGGAAAGAAAATCATTTCGATCATATTTTGAACTTATAGCTCTAAAATCTTTTAAATAACATGTTTTAATATCAAGGATTGGATCCTTATCTTCATTTGTTATTAACATCTCTTCTTCGTCCATATCAAGTAAAGGTACTTGGGATACATCAAGAAGATCTAATGGAATAGTTTCCATAACATCCTTTAAAGAATAACCATCTATATCGAGAAATTTCTTTTCGACTATATAATAGTGGTATTTTCTTTTTGTTTTGATTGAAACAGAAGAAGTTTCAATCTTATCAGATATAAGCTGTCTAAACATAAATTCTCTCTTAAATTGAGAGGGTGTTAAGGTACTTGAGCTATATCTATCAACTAAATATTTAGCAATTTGTTTTTGGAAAGTCGTAATATATAAATCGCCACAGCTAAGTGGATCATATGTCATTCCAAGTCCACCTAAAAGTGGAGAAACAAAAAAATTATAGGAAAAATTATCAGTATATTTTTTCAACCTATCGTGGTGATACTTCATAAATAATTTATGAGAGTGTTTTTTATTATTAGAGTACATTTGTACTTGGTTATACCAATCAGCCACAGGTAATAATTCGTGATTTAAGTGCTTTTTCTTTTTAGAAACACCAGTTACTAGACCATTATTCATCCATTTAATTAATTTAAATGTTTCATTTTTTCTATTATAACTGAACGCCATACTATTAATCATTAATACTTCAGAAAGAAAATAATTCTTTCCTATACTTAAAACAAAACCAACTTTTGAAATTGTGTTCTTCCATATTTCATAAAATGTATCATTAGCTTCAAACAATATATCATCTCCGTTTACTAAAACCGCGAGATCCTCGAAGGATACAACAACACCTAAATACTTTTCCAATGCAATCTTATAACAAATTAAATTAATTTCGCATAAAATTGGGAACGATAGAGGGGAGCCCATTAGTTGGCCACACTGTTGAATAATATGATCGATTTTAC